GAGCCGCCGCTCGTAATGTTTATCCCGGCGATTACACCTGTGTTGGCAGTGGCAGTAGCAATAGCCCCACTGGCGCCCGTTCCGGTAATGGTAACTGTAGGGGCCGACGTATAGCCCTTGCCGCCGTTGGTCACGACGATCGAAGTCAAGACTCCATTAGTGATGAAGGCGGTTGCCTCTGCCCCAGATCCCGGGCCTGAGAACGATATGGTGGGCGCAACGCTGTACCCAGTTCCCATAACGGCAGTTGCAGTGGCTCCCGATCCGCCGCCGCCCGTGAACGAAATCTCCGGGGGCTCTAGGTAGTTCTTGCCGGGATTGGTGATAGTGATGCCGGTAACCTTACCTCCAGACACAGTAGCCGTAGCCGCTGCACCCGTGCCGCCACCTGTGAATACCACTGTGGGAGCAGACGTATAGTCCTTGCCGGTCGCAGTGATGTTGATAGACGCAACCTGACCGCCTGTGCCGCCATCGTCAACGACTACAGTAGTGACCTTGCCCCTGAGTGGAGTGGCAGTAGCACCGCCGCCACCAGCCCCAGAGATCGTAATGGTGGGGTTCGAGGTGTATCCAGCCCCTTCGTTGGTCATAGTGACGCCGGTGACAACGCCGCCCGTGACCACAGCCACGCCAGTAGCACCAGAGCCGCCGCCACCAGCGATAGATACATCAGGCAATGCAGCGTACCCAGAGCCACCATTCGTGACTTCGATCTCTCCAAGACTGGCGGAGCCTTTGGCAAGAGTAACCGCGCTGGTCGGCGCAGGCACACCCATGTACAACCAGTTCTGCGGCGAGTTGCCTTGTATTGATCCAGCTAAAGCGGAGTTGGTCTTCTTCGGCGCGCCGTCCCCGGTGTAGTAGATCGACATCGGGTTGTCTTCGTCGGTGAGCGGGTTGTTCACCACATCCACATCAGTCAACCACGACAACCAGAGGGGGTCTCCGTTAGACTTCTTGCCTTTGAAGATCGCCTTAGTGTCTGGCTGCACCGTAATAGAGGGCGACAGCAGGCCAAGCTTTCTCCATGAACGCAGATCACCTGAATACAGCTTTGTGTTGAGCGCCATCTGCGCTTCATTGTCTGCCAACAGGTGAGCTGCTACGCGGGGCACATACCCACCCTGCGTCATGATTTTCAAGCCAGCCATCTATTTCCTCTTAGACGATTTGTTTTCCACGGAAGAACCCTTTCTCCCCGTGTACTGAACAGAATTCTGGATGTATGAGTTCGCCATCTACGATCGTCAACACAGCAAAGCCAGAACAGTGGTTGGTTGGGTTGTCCTCCCCGTAGTGCATGTGATCGCCATCTGTCTCGGCTAACGTGCCGCAGTCGATACCCCAGCGGGTTCCTCGATAGTCAGACAGAATCGTTGCCTGCAGCCGGTGTAGGTGACCTGTGCACATAGACACCCCACCGTGCAGCGTGTTGTTCCACGTAGCGTGGGTCCCATTCCTAAACCGGTGCTTGATCATCAGGTTCTTGTTGATGAACAAGCTGATAGTGAAGTTCCAACCGTGGAAGTGATCCCTTAAGCTAAATCCGCTAACTCCAGAGAACTCTGGAACCGAGTTAGCAAGCTTTGCTTCGAACCGCATGTCGTGGTTACCCAACGTCCACCAAGTCTTTGCGTTACCAGAGACTTCCTTGATCTCGTGTAGCCGCTCAGTAACAGCCTCTAGCTCTTGCTTGACTGTTGGCATTGCGCCCCAATCCATTCTTGGGTGGCGGCTGATGCTGGCTCCATCGAGTAAGTCGCCGTTCATCACAACGATCTCAGGCTTCAAATCCTTGACTACTTTGACTAATGCCTGATGAGCGGTACTGATAACCCCGGGCCAGTAATGCGCGTCTGATCCGACAACAATCACTCCGTTCTGCATTGAGCAGTCAACACGGGGTGAGTGTTCTCGAATCACATATGTTGGGGAACGCGGGTCTGTGGAGCCTAGATTAACGCCTAACTTGGTTTCAAGTTCTCTTCGACGACGATGTACGTTTCTTTCGGCAACGCCCAAATACTTTGCAACAGCCGCAGCGGATTGAAGTTGATTCCAAGTCTCTATGAATTTCTCTTCACTTATTCGTTGTGACATTTCTCTTTTTTGGTTGTTGCAACACAGTAAGCGCAGCAATCATCCCTATAGGAATCACTAATGTCTGCGCGTGATTATCGGAAGATAACGTCTGGCATACCTTCACATGTGTTTTGGTTTGCTTCATTAGCCACCCCACCGTAAAACAGTTCAACAGGGGCTCCTCCTCGGCTTGGTGATTTCCTTCTTGCCATCCAAACTGGTGCTCAGCATCTAGCCACTCCACCAGTACTATTGCTGCCGTGTCTATCTTGGGAACGTTTGGAGCCACATCGCTACTTTTACGACCACCCCTCCGATTGTTGCTGATAGTCCGCTTATCCACAGTAATGTCCTCCATCCACCTTTAGCCTCGGACAGTGTTTGCTGAATGCCTGAGAGCTGCTCCATTACTTGTTTCATGTCCTCGTGCAGATGGTTTACCTGCTCTTTGAGCGCCTCGATCTGAGCGTCGTGCTTGCCAAGGTCGCGGTGAATTCCTTCGCTCATCAAACTACCTTTCCGCCAGCCTGAAGCTCAGCTAATGTCAGGCCACCCGTGTACTGGAAGTGCGCCATCTCTTTGAACTTTTTCCACTCGCCAGCCCACTCGAGGCCAGCCTCCTTACCCAGTCCGCCCAGCTTTTCCCACACTGGATCTTTTGTATTCCAATTTGCTTTTCCACTTACTAACGGCACCACATCGATTGCACATCGGTGGTTGTGCCACGACTGACCGGGTTTGGCGTTTGTAACAATCGTGCCCGGAGCGGTGCGGCCTTGAGCATAAAGTGCTGCTTGGCTTTCCGCATCTCTAAAAGTTGAAGTGATAAGCAAGTCAATCCCGTGCTCTTCACATAAATCCTGAAACTTTTCTACCTTTGCTCTGACTACGGGAAGAAGCTCTTTGATGTCTCTCGAGTTGATCATTGCGAGTTGTACTTCTTGATTATTTCCTGAAGGGCTTCTAAACGGCGCTCGTTGTCTCGACAGGACTCGTAGTTCTCTGCGACTGTGGCGGCAACGTCTTGAGCTTTGACGGGGGCTGCATCAGCTCCGGTGGCACTGGGATCCGGCACGGTTGCGTTCGCGGCTGCGTCGTGGAACACCCGGAAACCACCAGACAAATCGCAATCACTTTCCACATACTTCGGTATCTCCTTGATCAGAGTCTTGTAGACCACTCGCTCCTTGACAGCCGCAGCTGCCACCTTCGCGCCTACAGCGTCCGCAACCGCTTGGTCTTTCCTCTCCTGCTTGAGCGCCGCCTCTGCAAGCGCAGCCTTCTCCGCATCCCATTTCGCCTGTATGCGATCCGCCCCTAAACTCCAAGAAAGTGCGCACACCGCAACGACAGCGAGTGATAGTGCTATCCACTTAACCAGCTTCCAGTTCATCATCAGGCTTGCCATTCTTGATCTGCTCCAGTTTTTCTTTACTCCTACCCCATGCGGTTATCCCCAAGATCGCGCCAAACGCCAGATGGATAAGCCCACCAGCTTGTAGCGTAATCGGCTGCCACTGCATCAACCCGGAATCCATGTAGTACTGGATGATGGAGAACAGGACCGGGAAGAGGATGAAGTCGCAAACGTTGATTGCCATGTACACCCAAGCCATCGTCGGGCGCCACTTGCGGTTCATCCAGTCTTCCCGATTCATTTAACTCCTGCCCGTTATCCAAACATCTTTCTTATCTCACCAAAGCTTTTTACGAACTTGGATGAGTCATAAAGCGAAAACACCCTCAGATCTTTGTCGTCGGGCGTTGCGTCTCTGCATATCATGCCGTGCTGCTCTTTAGGGACTAGCACATACTGAGCAATCGGAGTCCCAGCTTTAATGAGCGTTTCTCCATCCAGAACATGCCAGAGGAGCTGCACGTTCATGTAAGCCGGGCCCGCCTCTTTGCTGAAGTATCCCGGGATGGTTGTGAACCGCCTCTCCTCACTAAGAGGGATTGGCATCTCGAGTAGGTAGTATCCTTTTGGCACAACACAGCGCCACCCGGAATTGATTTTTACCACCGTGCGTAACGTGTCATCCGGCCATTCCTCCCAGAAATTGGCGAGTTGTTCAGGCGGGTGAAAGCCAACACCATCTTGGGAGTACGCGCCGAGCCAAGAAAAATTTGCTGGGTCCTCTTTCTTGGTGGTGATCACTATGTCTTGCCATGTCCTCATAATCCAACCATGCCTCTGCAGCGTAAAGATGCCGGGGCACCGAGCGGTGTGAATCACCTTCTTGTGGTTCCAGTTGGGATCTTCTCTTAGTTTTGCAAAGTCCCTTACGGCGCGATCTACCCAAGGGTGCCTAAAATCCTTTGCGGGGATCATTGGCATCATTTGCGCGACGCCCGGGGTCTCATTGAGAAACTCAATTGTTGGTTTGCTGCGCCGGAACCAATTCACACACTCTCCTCAATAAACGGAATTAAGTAGTAGCTCAAGCACCACCCCCCATTACGCCAGTCATTTGGTCTGTCGTGATGTGGCTTGTGTATCCACTCGCCCCAAGGGAAGAGCGGAATGAGCCAATAAGCGTTTCTAGGTCTATCGCCAACGTGGGTAAAGATCTGGCTACACGCAATCGCCAGAAAGAAGTACCCGACAGGCGCTAGGTACCCAAACAGCAACAGCAGCGGATCAATCACCCAGAGAACTACGGCAAGGCCCCCACAAAGCAACAGGCCATAGTTGTGCAGAAACTTGTGCACTGGATCCGCAAGCATCCTCTTCACAATCATTGCTGGCGGCATAGAAACCTTGCGATACCACTTAACCAAGAAAAACCAGAGGCTACGGACATGGGGGTCTTGCTGGGTGTCCGACGTGCGGTGATGCACGAAGTGCAGGTGTGACCAAGCAATCGGACTCCCTTGAAACGCTAGTGTCCCTGCAATAGCAAAGGCAATCTCCCAGAAGCGCGTCGTCTTGAACGACTGATGGGTAAACAGTTGGTGATACCCCAAGGCCACCGAAATGTTGAATACTGAGTACACGGCAAAAGACAGGAGCAACCACCAAGGGCTCACAACTTCTGCGGCAAGGTACAAGGCGACCAACAAGGAAGGTAGAGCGATCCAGTTCACCACGGTTTGCCACCCGGGAGTAACGGCGAAAATCTTTTTATGCACCTACCATCCCCTGTTCCAGCGCTGCCTTGATAGATTCGTATGGCGTACTGCTAAATGAGAAAGTGAGTATCTTTCTCCCCTGATTTGGCACTAGGGTCACCGAATGTGGCACGGATGTATCCATCAGCCAACAGTCCCCACGCTCCGCAACATACCTCTCCACCTCAACAAGAGATTTATCGCCAGCATTCCAGTTGTAGTAGTGCGTTGATTCTCCGTTTGCGTCAATGTATAGATTGATTCCGCATATCTTGTTCAGATCGACGTGCACCGGAAGAACTGGATTCGCTGCATCGCACGGGTTCATGACCAGCATGAATATATGCGGCACCTCAAGATCAAGGACGCTTTTTGGCAACAGAGAAATGCAGTACTGCTTTATGCTTTCAGGCACCAAATATGTATCGCCACGCACAGGAGTGAGCTTGTCATCCATCTCTCTGTTGTACTTCTGTGGTTTGGTGTACGACCGATGAAACGTTATCTCCGCCTCACTTAGCATGGATAGATCAAAAGCAATGGGTAAGCGAGCACAATACTTCATGCCGCCTCTAGATATTCCATTACTTTCTCGAATGGTGTGCGAATGAATGAGATGCTTATTGCTCTACGAATATGTGGAGGCGAGAGAAGAACAGAGTGTGGCTTTTCCGAGTCGAGCGCCCAACATTCCCCATGCCGCGCAACAAAACTTCCGATCTCCTTTATCTTGCCTCCGGTGTACTCATAGTAGGTAGTCTTCTCTCCATGGGGGTTTACATACACGTTGATGCAGCACTTCCTGACTTTATCCACATGCGGAGCCAGCATTGTCGGTTCCTGCGTATCAGCTGGCTTGATGTTTAACACCCAAACCTCCGGCACCTCAATATCAAGCAGCTCTGTAGGCATGTGCTTTAAGATCTGCTGCTTGTCATCTGCTTGGATCTCGTAGGTCGCGTTTGGGACAGACACAAAGCTGAATATCTTTGAGAGCGCTAGCCCGTATTTCTGCGGCGTAGAGTATTCCGCATGCATGTACAGATTGCGCGCGTCAGTATCTATGCCTTCAATATCTAATGATAGATTCAGCTTTTGGTATGGCAACATAATTAAATCTTGAAGATGTATCCTTGGCACCTGCCAATCGCAGTGACAGTCTGTTTGTCAGACGCAATTCTGATTTGCCGCATGCTAGGAATTTCCTTCCCAGCTAAACTTAATGTCCCTCGCAACAGATATAGTTTTGTGCCATGCGGCAGATCGCATGACGATCCATCAGCTAGATCAAAGAACTCTAGAGGAGGAATCACTGGAGAGCGGTCCTTATTTACGGCCGGTGAAAAGCAGACATGTTCGCTGTCTTCAAGCACATCGAACTTGTAGGCTCCTGCCGCTGGCTTGTGTACAAGAGTGCACCAACCGGGGCCGTGACGGTCAACTTCTCCCGTAGCGACATTGGTGTACGTATGAGAGCCGCTTATGAGAAACCATATGTACGCACCCCTCGACCCATTTATGCTTCCGCTCTCATCTGTCTCAGCTTTATCTATAAAGAGCATATTGCTCACTAAGGCATCGTCTGTAACTATTTCGCCTGCTTTTAGCTGGGCGCGTAGCAGCACGTATCCAAAAGCTGGGTAAGGCTTGAGGATCATGTCTACACCTCAATTACAGTGGATTCGTCATTTGCCCTTTGTTCTTCTGCATCATGGGCAGCCCTGATAATCCAGTATGAATCAAGAACGGCTTGGAAGTCGTTGAGGTTTGTTATCTCCTCATTAGTTACCATCTTCCCAGTGCTAGGGTCCTGCACTTCCACCTCGCCATGTGTGCCGTACCACTGAACCGCATGCACCTCTGGCCCTACAGACGTCATGTCAACGCCGTTAAAACCGACCCCATCCACAGAGCAGAATTGATCTGATGGAATTATTGTTGCTCTCATTGGTGCTGTCATTACCTAATCTCCAATAACGAGGTCTTCGCCACCGCAAGGAGTGCTTGCTGTGAGCTTTCGTTTGCCTTCACCATTTCATTTCTAAAGGATTCAACAGCGGCTCCTGTTGATCTCTGCTGCTGACTGTTCTCGATAAGAAGCACGGGTAGCCATGCAATTGCGCATGCCCACTCATCCACTTCTTTCCCGGTATTGGGGTTTGTGCCGCGCACCTGAGTAAACCAAGAGCATTGCAGCCCGATACAGTCTTTCTTGATGAGGGGGCAGTAGGTTCCGCTCTTAAGTTCCATAAATTAGTCCTTCGTGGCAATAATCACATCAACGTACTGAACAGAGAGATCGATAGATGATCCGGAGAATGTGTGGTTGTGCGATCCGCCGCCGCCAGAATCTAGCGTGGTGGTATTTGTGTTGTTAATTGTGGTTCCGGATGTACTACCCGAGGTCGGAGTGTTCCCGCCCGTGGTTTTGCCCGATGTTCGGAATCTCATTGTGTGCGAGTGCGCTGGGATTTGGGTAGTAGCCAGCGTCGTGGCTCCGACCGTACCGCCAACGCCCTGCGAGGTAAACGCAGAGGTAAACGCAACCGAACCACCAGAGCTTACTGAGCCACTCACCACACGCAGAGCCTTGTTGTCGTGCGTCGTGACCTTAGTCCATCCAGTAGGAGCCGATGTCTGCTGGAACAGCATGGCAGTACCCGCAGGTATAGGCGAGGCGGCAATAGCAGCTGCTACGAATGCAGTGCTGGCAATCTGCGTGTTGTTCGTCCCAGCTGAAGCGGTAGGCGTTGTCGGCGTACCAGTCAAGTTGGGGCTGCTAACCGACGGAGTGGTAATCGTCGGAGACGTCAGCGTCTTGTTGGTAAGCGTCTGAGTCGCAGCGGGGGTCACGATCGCAACGCCACCAACCGTAGTGCCAGCCGGGAGATCCGTGATGTTCATGCCCGTACCGAGATCTGCCAGCGCTCCGGCAGTTGGCCTCAGTTCAAGCTTATCGCCGCCGATGTAGGCTTTTGCTGTAGTGCCGTCCTGACCTCGAACTACCGTCAGCGTGTCCGTTGCCCTGTTGGTTACCTTGACGATCTCGATGTTGTTACTCGAGTCAACAAGGGTGGCGTAGAAGAAGTTTCCACTCGCCGTCGTCACAGCAGGAAACAAGGCGCCAGTACCAACAGCCAGCGGTATCGACGTAGCTGATGACGTGATCGACGACGCTAAAGTCGTAGTGGCGTTGTTGGTGAACTTGATTGGCATTCTTGATCCCTATTAGGAGATGGTTACAGTCCAAGTGATCGTCATCGAGTCAGATGCACCTTTGTTCACAACAGAGAAGGTGGTGCGACAGAGCAACGTTCCAGCTGAAGAGGCGTTTAAGATGCCAGCCTCGACTAGCGCACCAGTGCCAGTACCAGCACCGAACGTCGCAACATAAGTAGCAACAGCAGCCGACGAAGTGCCAGACGTCAAGGCTACGCGCCCTACTTCTGTGCCTAGGGTGGTGTCGCCCGCCGCAGGCGCAGTGCTGCTCGTGCCTACCGCCATGTGGCTCATGACGTTGGCGGACGCACCGGTCATCCGACTTGCAATAAAGTTCTTGCCGACCGTAACAACTAAGTTGTCGATCTCGCGGCTGTCCTTCAACTTGCCATCATCACTGAACAATTCGATTTTCAAACGTCCGGTGGCTTTCAGTAGTTCTTGTGTAAGCATTTATTTCTCCTCGTATAAAACTCACGGTCCATTCAGAACGAAGAAGTTCAGAACGTATGTGTTTAGTAGCTGCGGATTCGACGCCGCTATTGCGATCGAGATGCTCTCGGT